TTATCCGTGTGCTGCTTTCGCAAGTGTCTCGCTGATCCACTGATTGGTGCTTTTCCCTGAAACTTCCGCAGCAATATTGATTGCTGAGTGAATCTCTGGCGGGATGCGTAAGCTAATTTTGCCACTGGCTGGGCGCTGTGGTTCACGGCCTTGTTCGGCGCAATAGCTCAGATAGTCATCTACAGCCTCTTCAAAGGCGATACGCAAATCAGCGACGTTATCTGCATGGAAACCGATCACGTCGCGAATACCGGCAATATGACCAATCAAACATTGATCTTCATCGCTGTACTCAATTTTTGCGGCATAATTTTTGTATGTCATTGTATTCATGGTACCACTCCTACAGCTTCAAGAAATGTTCTGGCATCGCGCACTTGGTAGGCTTTCGCTTCCTTGTCGGGATGTGGCCGATGAAATGAAGCCATTATCTTATTAATTTCAAAGCGAACCCGTGAACCACTCCCTTCTGTAGCTACTGCACCCAACGCTATCAATAGAGACTCAATTTTGCGCCATTCCAAGTTTGTTGATGTCGGCGTAGCAAAAATAGTTCGTAGCGTTTTGTAATGCTTAGCATTTAATTTAATCACATTATTGTCCTTAATTGATGTGGTCCTTGCTCGCCAAAGCACTGGAGATGATATCATATATTGATATCACTTCAAGCGGATAGTGAAAACAGCGTTATTTAACTCAATATCACTGGGTAAAATTATGTATTTAGGCTGTGAATTGAAGAGGCTGATCAACTTGGTGTGGTGCTAATTGAGCCATAGGATGGTAACGAGCTAGGTAAAATATAATACACAGACAGCTACTTTCGTAGGCCTCAAAAGTCTCAATGCTCAAAAGGCACAAAACCCTTAAGGGGGCAAAATAGGGGCTAACACATTTTAAAGTTTGAAAATAAACCTATATTACAAATAGTTGTGTTTATTTTGCGAGTCCGGCCTTCACACCATTAGTATGAAAATCAAGTCACCGTAGGGGGCCACTTTTCCACACCATCTTGTGTCCAAAGATTTACAGCAAAATCGAACACATCTATAAAATCCATATTCAAGCTCCCCAAAAAATATAAGTAAAAATTAGCCTATTTAGCTGCAATCTTTTTTCCCCACCAAATCATCAATTCTTTTCGATGTTCAATATATGTTGAACGATTATACGCGCGTCTAACTTCATTTTTATCACTATGCGCTAGCGCAGCCTCAATCACATCAGCATTAAACCCAGCCTCATTCATGGCTGTACTGGCGATAGAACGTAAACCGTGAGCAACGAGCTTCCCTCCATAACCAATACGTTTCAATGCGGCATTGGCTGTCTGGCTATTCATTGGCTTACGCGGGTCATTACGGCTAGGGAATACATACTGACGATTGCCACTGATTGGACGCATGATTTCGAGTATTTCTAGTGCTTGATCTGACAGCGGAACGATATGATCGCGCTTTGCCTTCATACGTTCTGCCGGTATACACCACTGCTTATTCTCAATATCGATCTCTGACCAGGCTGTTGCTGACGCCTCCGCAGGACGTATCAGTGTCAATAATTGCCATTCAAGCAAGCAGCGGGTTGGTATCGAGAGATTACTCATGGCTATGGTGCGCATAAGTTTAGGCAATTCTTCGGGGCGTATGGTGGGCATATGCTGCTTTTTAGGCCTTTCAAAAGCATTGCCAATACCCGATGCAGGATTGGCATCAATCAAACCTACATTGACTGCATAGATCATTATCTCGTTAATACGTTGTACCAACCGCCGGACTGTTTCTAATGCTCCGCGTGCTTTGATGGGTTCTAATACCTGAATCAGGGCGCGAGCTTTGAGTTCTTGAACGGGGACATTCTCTATGCTGGGTAAGATGTCTTTTTCGATAGAACGCCAAATATCTTTCGCATGGGCGGCACTAACGTGGCTTTCTTTCAACTCGAACCATTTGCGGGCGACGTTTACGAAAATACTCTCTTCAGCTATCTGGAGTTTTTCGGCTTCCTCATCAGCTCTTGCTTGCGGATCAACCCCTCGCACTAACATTGCCAGTTTCTCTGTTCGTACCTCTCTGGCATCAGCCAAAGAGAGTGCAGGGTACGCACCGAGGCTTACCATTGTGCGTTTACTACTGTTGGGAAGTTGATAGCGGAAACGCCAGATTTTCTTGCCGGTAGTTTTGACTAACAAAAATAAGCCATCTCCATCATGGAGAGTTAGATCTTTGTCGGTGGCTTTTGCTTTTTGTACTTCGGTGTGGGTGAGGGGGCGTGTTGTCCTTGCCATGTATGGTTCTTCCCTTAATTGGTATACGTCCATTGGTATCTATCTTAGCGTATACCAATTTGTATACCAATTGTCTCTGGCTTCAGGCGGATATCCTTGGACTACTACAGACACAAAAAAGCCCGCAAACCTAGGTGGGATGCGGGCTCTTCGTACTTCACCGGACTTATCTGGTAATAACCGGTTTAACATTTGGTGGAGCTGGGGGGATTTGAACCCGCGTCCGTAATTCCATAACTTATTGTTATGGAATGTTTATTTTTATTATTTTTCTGGCGCGTATCCTGTGCGGCTCCTTTGGTGTACTTCCTCAGTCATCCCACTGTATTCCTTCAGGAACGAACCGTAATGCCTGAAAAGCATCTCCGGCCCTTTGTGGCCCATCTGTCCTGCTAACCAGAATAAATTCGCGCCCTGGCTAATATGCATCGTGGCAAACGTATGTCTGGTCTGATAGGGATTCCGGTACCGGACGCCAGCCCTTTTTAAAGTTGGTATCCATGCTTTTTTTCTGATCGCATCAGCACCGGCCCAAGCCTCATTCGTTTTCGGATCATGGAAAACATACTTGTTGAGCATAAATGTAAATGGTTTTTGATTTTTGACAGCTAATAATGCATCAGAATCTAATTCTATTTTTCTTCGCCCCGCCTTAGTCTTCGTTCCCTTAATTACCCCTTCAACACTGGCCGTTATTACATGGGCTGTATTGCCGACGAGATCGAGATCTTGCCACCGTATCGCGCAGAGTTCTGAACTTCTCATTCCAGTATGCAAAGCAAATCTAAAAAGGTTTTCCCATTGAGCATTCATCGCCGTGGATAGAATGGCTTTCGCTTCATCAGGTGAAAGCGGATCAACCACATATTCACTTTCTGATCGGACATCTTCACCTTGGTACCGGGATGCCGACACAAGAGAAACAGGGTTAGCAGACAGCAAGCCATCAGTAACTGCTTCATCTATCGCGGAGCCTAAGAACGACAATCTATTGCGGATAGTTTTCAGCGCTACCTTCTGGCCTTGTATCCAATTTTTAACCATCGCGGGCGTAAGGTCTGAGACATTAACTTCATGTAAATTGGATAGGGCGCTCATGCACTTTTTATAGCCGGCGATAGTACCTGGTGATAATTTACGGCTTTCACAAATTGAAATGTATTCATCCAGATATTTTTTGATGCGCTTCGAACTTTGGTTATTACCGAATACCTTCAATCGCACTGACCGAGGAAATTGATCAGCATAATTAAAGGTGCCTCGTTCTATTCTATTGTGGATCTCACCCAATAGCCTTTCAGCATACTTGATATTTTTGGGTGTCACTTCAATGTTAGAAAGGGGTTCACGGCATTTAACCCCTTTATATGTGAAGGTGATATTGATTGTCTGCCCAGCTTTATGGCTGCGAACAGTTATGCCCCTTGGGAGCTTTGCCGATCCCCTCTCGCCCACTTTGAAACCTCCGTAAGATCAATCCAACGTTCTTTAACACCATCAACTTTTAAAACCTGCTTGCCCTCACGCCATACTCCACGCTGAACCCGCTTATTGATGGCATCAACCGTCTCCCCGGTGGAAATGCAATACGCACTGATGGGGATGCAATCGAGACTAATCATACGAACCTCCACACTGTTTATTTAAAGGCCCGCCGCACACGGGCCGTGACTAAAATCATTCTGTTGCTGGTGGATCAAGCTGCACTGGCTCAGCGATAACGCCATGACGATTTAGCACGCCAACAATTAACTCCCGCTTACAGCCTATCGCTGGTACATCGCGCAATTCATTTACCAGCATTGAGAAAATATGCCGTGGTATTTCTGCTGGCTTGGCTGCTGTGAATAACAAGGTTCCCTCTGGCGCGTCATTAATCCAACCGAGGGTTTTATTGCCGTTACAGCTAATGACTTGGCCTATAGGCGGCAATGCTTTCAACTCTGCAAGTTGCTCACGCAGTGAACGCAGCTCAATGAGAAGCATAAGTAACTCGGTGTTGTCGGCATCACCATCTGCGAATGCTTCGAGTACCTCAATCTGCTCTGAAAGCCCACCGTCAGGCTTGCGCGTATATTCCAGTTCTTCACTCAGCATCTGCATTCCCCTCTATAGGTAAATCTCCATACCACCAACCATCAATATTCTTGATAAGCGGAATTTCAATTTTATTATTGCCGTTAGGAATGATTGATTGACAGAAGGTCTTTGGAACAGAAAAGCAGCACTTCACTCTTCCGGTGAGTCTCTTGCTGAAATTGTCACCAACAATTAGCCTAATTTTATGGTGTTCAAAATCAACCTCAACATTAATAGTTTGATGATTGCCGGAAACTGCTTTGGTTACTCGCGCAGCAGTATTCTTACTTATTACCAGTTTCGCCCCACCAATTTCTTTTGTTGTCAGTATAGATACAAATGCCATCACTCCCCCTCTACCGTGAAACCGGCTAGGTGATATGTTTCAGTAGTTCGATACATTTCAACGATGCGTAATAATGAATTGAAATTCATAAACGGTACAATTTGATGGCCCTTGCAGTTCAAGGGGTCAAACGACATACGGATGCCGCCCGTAACAAACTGAACTCTATCTGCTAGTTCATCGAATGATATTGGTTTGGGCTTAGCGTTTGCCGCTGATAACTCGGCTTCTGCTTTCTCTGCGCGTTCTCGTAAGTCTTTTACATCTGACTCACTGAACCACTTTTCACCTGTTTGATTTTCCAGACGATGAATAAGCTCACCGATAGCCAAAGGTTTAATAAGTTCCTGCTGTGCCGCTTCCAGCTTGTCCGCTAGCAAGTCGATTATCTGGTCTGCGTCCATCACTGTTTTTAAATGTGCGATAGTATGCTTATCCATCATGCCTCCTGCTCAATAATTGGTAACAAGCCAGCTTCATTACGAACAGCCTCGATCGCCTCTTCTGGATAGCCCCAAATATTCCCTTTCCGTAGACTGCTGTTTTCCGGCCCCAAGTAGTAAACATCGATGCGTTCACCTTTACAGATGTAGTTCCGCATCATTATGACCAGCGACCGCAAAGTACCGCCGTGGTTAAACCCCTTCCAGTGCCGGTTTTCGAGGTGGGTATAAATTCGCTTACCGGTATATTCATCGATCAGAAAAACCCTGCCGGTGTTGTTCAATTCGAGTTGGGCAACTCTCTCCGTTCTGGTGTCAAAGAAGAATCGGCGACCATGGGCGGCAATAATACCGATCAACTGATTGGCATGATCAAGGCGCTGCTGCTTCGTTGATTCGCTGCTTACCATAACTTCTGGCTCAACTTTTAGCCGAAGGGTGACCGGCCCTTCTCGGAAATCACCGTCAACTCTTCCATCCAGTTGGTTAATTTCCTGTTTGGTTAGGTTGTGCATCTTTGCGATGAGGAAATCTCCTTTAAGAACACCAACACCCGGTGCGCGAGCAGATGTTGAACCATAGCTGTAGCCGCGATCATTAAGCCATGTTTGGCATGCTTTCCAGGCTTGAAAGTCGCCTTTTTGTTCGAACTTTAGTTGAAAGCTCATAGGTCACCTTGATGTTTTCTAGTGGCCACACGCAGACGTTCAAAAATTGCTGCTGCAAAAAGTCTTTCTTCGCCAACATCACATGCCGCAAAATATTCATGCGCGGCCGTAACCGCAATTTGATGTTTATTGAGCAGCTCTGTTTTTAATGCATCAAGGTGGCAGCGTTCTCTGTGGGCTGCTAACGCTTCAGGATCATATTCGATAGGGCGTAACCAGTAACAGACTGGCCCGTATTCTGTTTCGTGGATGGATGCCATGAACCAACCATCACCATCTGGTGGCGTGGGATTCCACATACTTACAGAGAAGTTAATTGAGTCATATTCTGCCTGTAGCTCTTCAGCATTCTCTTCGTCTTCCATCCAACCTGTGGCGCCAGTAACACGATTAAGTGCTTTCCACGCATCAAATTCATCTTCGACCCCAAATTCATTCCCGTTTGCAGGTACAAAAAAATCAGGGTGAGTCCAGAACCCACAGTTATCACGCTCAACCGGTACTGCTGTAATTGTCTTGATCATCACTGTTTCCTCGCATAGAGAACGCCATCCACCGGAAGGCATTCATATTCAGGTGGTAGACCTTGCTGCTGGATGTCGGCTATACAGTTCTTATCATCCGGATAGACGTAGCCTTGTGGCTCGTACTGGCACGGCTGGAAGGTGTAGCAGACGAGTAGAAACAGGCCGTACATCATGATTGGATGGACACGGTTAGCTCATTGAAGCGAGCCAAGAAAGCGATCCGCGCATCCCTTGATGACATTGGCACTATTGCCATTTCTGCCGGTGGAATACCTGCCAGCATTGGCCACTCTTTACCATCATCGATGTCTAACTCTTGGCGCTCGGTGGTCAGCATCACCAGATCGCAGTAGTGGACGACCTCGGACATTTCAGCGGGTAGCCCAAAGGTTTCACGAATGACGGTATCGACCTGCTGCTCAATAGCTTGGTAGTCAGGCAGTAGGCGTTTAAGAGGTGAGGGGATATCTTTGCAATATGCCTCGGTTGCATCATGTAACAGGGCTTCAAGGGCAAATTCTTCTGGCACAATCGTGCTTATTAACAAGCAATGTTGAGCAACGCTATAGAAATTTGGCAGGTGACCAGCAAAACGGCATTCATGTGATAACGCCTGAGCGATATCTTCAATACAAATACTGCTGGCGACGGGTTTTAGATAATCAAAGTCCAGCCCTGAATAAGTCGTGATATAAGACATAAATATACTCCACACGGTTTTTAGGTAATACCCCGCCAAATACCCCATTGCTGGGATATTTGAAGTGATACTCTTTAATTGAGGTTTAATTAATTACGCTTTGAATTTACCAATAAAGGTTTCAACTTCGACGCCTTTAAATTTATTGGTAAGCAGTTCCAAAAATTCAACAGCTATTTTTTCTTCTTCTGCTTCCAGTTGAACAATGCGTAATACTAAAACCGGAACATTGCCGCCGGTGAGAATGCTATAGCGCAATTTAAAGCGACGTTCGCCTAATCCCTCATAGGGAATACATTTAAATTCAAATGCCGCTGGCATAACGTCTTTGCTTTTGGCTTCCACACTTTCCATTACAGATCGTTTCGCGCTGAAGTCCTGGTCTTCATGATCGGCTGAGCTGGTTTGTTCAATGGTAATGCGACGAACTGCACCAACGGCTTTCTTTATATCCAGCACTACACCATCAGCATCAAAGGCCAACAAGAACTCACGGTAATCTTCCAGCCATTCAGCAAGTTCTTTCTGAGTCTGCTTGCGACCATCAATATTAAGCAGTTCGCGGAATGGCGCTGTTTTCTTGAGTGATAAGCTGGCGGTGTTATCGGCATGCCCTGGATTTCGCAGAGTGCCAATATTGAAGATAGTTTGTGCGCGCATTTCATCGGCATCAATAAAGCAGCGAACACCGTCACCAGCATAGCCAGATGAATATTTTACAAACTCATCAATGTTGCTGGTTTCCATCGCACCACGGAAGCGGTACCGCTCCAGATTGAATTGCTCAAGGCTTTTTACAGAAACGCTAGCGGGTAAAGCAATGGTATCGCAATCTGTGCCAGCTAATTGTCTTTCAATTATCGAGGTTAAAACCATATCGCGAATTTCGGTGATGGCCGACGAATCTAATTGTTGAGACATATAAAGTCCTTAATAAATATAATTTGGTGATGGTGAATAAATTAATTAACGGTTTTTAATTTTCCGTCAGTCTCACCTTTAATTGTGAATAACTGGCCCTGATCCTCCTGCATAATTGCCAGCTTTCCGCCTTTGCCCACATACATAGGTGTTTCGGTGGTGTCTTCTTCGGAAGATTTACCGCGTGGCGTTGGGGTGGTGAATTTCAGTTTATGGGCGATCATGACACGCTTTTCTTCCATTGAATTACTCATGCGAGATAAATCAAATTCAATGGTGACTTTGCCTTTACCACCGTTATTCAAAACACCTAACGCGGCTGCATTTAAAGCGGCAGATATTTTGTTTTCGAAAATACCGGCATCCAACTCTCCAAGAAATTCCGGTACCACGGTTTTTCTTTCTTCACTCATTGGGGTGATCCTCAGTAATGCAGTTTGCACTGCGTTTGTTTACTCCACACACAGAGAAGTACTCCGATCCGGGGGCTTTATACTGTACGGGTTTAAAGGGATAACCCGCCCGGAGCACTTCTCTGTGTGAAAAGGGCGGCTGGCCCAATCTGGTGTTGGCAGGCGCAGCCGCTAAAGACACAGCACAGCAATGGAACAAGGATGTGATTTCCGGCGCTTATTTCCGGCTGCTGCAATTGCACAGGCTAGCTCTTTGGCAAATCACAACGGTGTGAATCATCCCCCCGAGGCTTCACTTCCTCGATAAGGTTCCCCGCGCTTAACTCCACTCGGGCCGCTATGCATGGCGGCTTGTGTGGCTACCCGACTCCACTGCTTGCATTAGCAGACCAGAGCCAAGAATGATTCACACCGTTGTGTGCCGGTCTTTCCCGACTGTCACTGACTTATCGCCTCAGAGCGCCACTTACTAGACATTTATAAAGACCGTCTTGAAGCGGGAAGTCATCCAGTCTGGGTAATCGAACTTAGCAATTCGCTTACCGAGACTGCCTGAATAATCAGGAGTTCGGGCTGTCTACTTCCAGCAGTCACCGCCACACTTACGCAGGACATCCGCGCTGGGATTTTTACGACATCAGCGGTCGGTTGTTGTGACACTAGGGCGCTACCCCTACTTATTTCTGGCCGCTCGGTTTTGGTATTGGCGTTATGGTGGACGCCCAGCCGATTTCCAGTCTTCCTCCCGCCTGCGGTGCAGTACAGTACGCTTGTACACATCACAACGGTAAGAACACTTCGTACCGATTCTCCCCAGCACTTCTGCCTTTACTGGTTTTATGGTCGGGACGATAACTGACAGCTTTCGGAGTTACCGGAAGTGCTCTTACCTGTTGTGTGATCCGTAACGTGGATCAGTCGGCCTTTTAAGCCTCACGGGGCATTCTTTGCGCGGGATACGAGGCTCAACCGCGTTTACTGCCGTGACAGGAGGGGTTACTTGCCGTTCGCCTTCCTCAAAACACACCGGTTAGTACCGGAGCGGCCCGTTTCAAATCAAAACTTAAACTGATACAGGTGGCGGGCCGAACTTCTCTACGTCCCACTCCAGACTTACTTCTACTGCATCGCCATCACAGATCAATTCAGTGTCAGCGAAAGCGTGGGAAAGGTTGATCAGGTTGCCGAGCTTAACTTTGCTCATATCGGTGGTAGCTATAATCATGATTTATCTCCAACTGCTTGGGCCATTTTGATAAATTCAGCTTCATACTTCACGAACGGCACATAGAAGATGGTCAATTCACTGGGCTTATCACTTTGTTCGTAACCAGCGGGTGAGAAGATTTTGTCGAACTTAACCGCGGCTTCCCGCACTGCTTGTTCTTCACCTTCGAGGCACATCAAGACGCGCATTTTGCCGATTGTTATTCCTGTGGTGTCGCCTTGGTATCTGTAACCTTTCATACCTGTTACTCCACACTGTTAACCCTACTAAGCGAATCATCCGGTGTTTCTATGCCACCGGCAGCTACTACGTGGGCGTCCTGCCTGTTCGCTGTTGATGGGTTAAATATAAAATAACTTATTTTAAAAGGCAAGCTTAAAATATAAATAAACTTAGTTTTGGTTTGATAAAGCAACCCGTGAGAGTCACTTAGATATGAGGAGGGTTTTTTACAATTCGAACTGAACGCCTTTTACGACACCAATGATTTCGCAGGATTCAGTGATCGCGATACTGTCATACCTTGAATTAAGAGGGGTTAAGTAGCGATTCGGGCCATCGATAACTAATTTTTTAACTGTCATCACATTTTTAGGTTTTGAACCTGAGTTATCAGATATAACAGCAACAACGATTTTCCCGTTTTCTGGCTCTACTAAAGGGTCAACCACCACTGTCGACCCGCGTGGGATACTCGGGTTTCCATGCGGGTTAACCATCGTGTCATCGTCAATGATGAAACCGAATGATAGCGGGGATACATTGAGGAACGTGGTAGTTTTCTTTGCGCTAGCTGGCATTTCATTTGCTCCACTTGTGGTAAAAGCTTTTACTTCTTCCCACGAGAGTAAAGGTATGAATTGCATAGCATTTTGTGTTGGCGCAACTGCCCCCACCGTTTGACCATATAGTAAGTAGTTTTCTGTTGTACGAAGAGCCCTGGCCAATTTACTTAAAGCCATTCCCCCAGGTTGATTTAAGTCTTTCTCCCAATAACCGACGGTTACACCGGAGACACCAATAGCCTTGCCGAGCACTACTTGGGTGTAATTTTGTTCTTTTCTTAATTTCTTAATGCGCTGCCCAAGCGTCTCCACGGTATTTCCCTTTGGTTGATACAACTAACTTATTTTAGTTTTTATTGATGTAAATAAAATTATCCATTAATATCTAAGTTAACTTATAAAAAAGGAGGTCTTATGACCGTTGATGAGTTAACTGATTTTTTTGGTTCAAACAAAAAAGCCGCTGATTTTTATGGCGTAACACCCGAGGCCATTTCTATGTGGGGAAAGAGAAAAGGTCGCTTAATCCCAAAAGGGAGGGCAATTGAAGCAGATCATGGCACGCATGGCGCTTTGAAATACAACCCAGCACTTTACAAAAAGACTACGGCACCCGCAGCCTAAGTTAAACCACCAAAGAGAGAGAAACATTGTGGATAACAAAGACTTTCCAACTCAGCCGGATATTAGCGACGCGATACACCAGCTGATAACTCAGACACCGGGCAAGTATGACGCTATGGCGAAACAGCTATGCCCACTGTCTGGTACTGAGAATGCACTGCGTAACCGCGTTCGTCAGTTAGCGGGGCAGGTTATGCCGCTGGGGATGGCCATAGAAATGGAATCAATCTCTGGCCGTTCCGACATTACGGAAGCCATGTGTAAGCGAGCTGGTGGTGTGTTCGTAAAACTGCCGGAAGTGAATGACATTGGCAACGACGAGTTACTTATTAAATTTAACGATCTGCTGGTGGCTTTGGGTGATTTTGGTCGTGCGCACAATGAGTTTACGGCTGATGGCGTGTTAGATCGTGATGAGACTAAGCGGCTGGAAGCTAAGGGGTATAAAGCGCAGTCAATTATTGCAGAGATTATTGCGATATCGGTGATGTTATGGGGTGACGCCCCAGTGTGCGGCACTGAGGCGTCGGGTGCATTAACTAAACGTGTGGAGTAATTAACGCATGAACATTGTAGCGGCTAAACGTTCTATTCCGCAACTGCGTTGCGTTTGTGTCAGTCCGTTCCGGTATGAACGAATGATAAGGGGCCAGTGGAAACCGTGCAACCACAGCAGGGCGCATGGAATTGTGGGTGTGGTCTGCCGTAAGTGGGGGCGCGTATGACGAATCCAGGCACGACCACTACCAACCCTATTCAATTGCTTGATCGGTATTACCACGATAAGCGCGGTATTCGCGTTCACGTTATTGGCTACGACAGCGCTACAGGGCAAGTCATTTTTCGTCGTGATGATTATGAGCATGACTGTTCAATACCCATTCGGCGTTTCAGGAAAGAATATAAGGCGGTTGTATGAGCGTAAAGCTATCCAGTTATGTATGGGACGGCTGTGCGGCTGCGGGTATGAAAATATCGAAAGTGGCCATCATGGCCCGTCTTGCTGACTTTTCTAATGATGAGGGCGTGTGCTGGCCGTCAGTAACGACGATTGCCCGCCAGATTGGGGCAGGTGAGAGCACTGTTCGTACTGCGCTGGCTGAATTGGAAACCGATGGTTGGTTAAGCAAGAAAGCCCGCCGCGCCGGTAACCGCAATGCCAGTAATGTTTATCAGCTGAATGTTGCAAAGCTTAAGGCCGCTGCTCATGCGTCAGAATCCGACACCTCAAAATCTGATGGCTCAAAATCTGACGGGTCAAAATCTGACGCCTCAAAATTCGACGGGTCGGAATCTGGCAGAAATGGCACTTTTGACCCGCCAGAATCTGGGGGCGATCCGTCAGTAAATTCAACACCTGATCCATCAAGTAAAAACACTTTTGGGCAACCGCCGGTGGCGGCAGCCCGAGATGAGAATATCTCTAAAGAAATTAAGTTCACCGACGAGGCTATCGAAATCCTCAAGCACCTGAACCAGCTAACAGGGGCTAAATACACCACCATCAAAACCAACCTCCAGAATATTCGCGCTCGTCTGACCGATGGTCATGACAAAGATTCGCTGATGCTGGTCGTTGATTATCTGGTAAGCCGCTGGCTTGGTACTCAGTGGGCAAAGTTCCTGAATCCAGAAACCATGTTTCGACCGACTAAATTCGATGGAAATCTACTGGCTGCCAGTGCTTGGCACAGTGAGGGACGGAAAACCGCATCACAACAGGCCCAGGTTACAGATCACACAGAGAGAGACGTAGCTTACAAACGTTTTATTTCTGGCACCGGTCAAAATGTTAAGCCAAGCCAACTGGAAGTAACCGTAAGCGGTGAAGCCAGCAAAGCAGGCATCCGTTCAATGAACGCCAGTTTTGCGGTTCAGCGGTGGAATGCCATCTGGAAAGAATGCAGCCAGCGCGTAAGTGGGGAGGCCGCAGCATGACAACTACCTTTGGTAGCACCGAATCATGTGATTCATTCTCTTGCGAACCTAGTGATGAACAAGAAACCGATATTCCGCAGATCTCAGAATATGTTGAATCTTTGAATGCATTAAAAGCTATGCCTGAGCATTTCTTAAAACAGGTTGGCGATCAGTGGCGCACGCCTGATGCTTTGTTTTGGGGCATTAACCAAATGTTCGGCCCTCTGGTTCTGGACTTGTTCACCGACGGTGAGAATAGTAAATGCCCTGACTACTACACGGTAGAAGATAACGCGCTGGCCCAGAACTGGGCTGAGCGAGTAAGCGAGCTTAAAGGTGCTGCATTTGGCAACCCACCATATTCCCGCGCTAAACAGCATGAGGGTGAATACATCACCGGTATGACTCACATCATGCAGCACACAGCATCAATGCGTGAAGCCGGTGGCCGTTATGTTTTCCTGATTAAAGTCGCCACGTCAGAGAGTTGGTGGCCAGAGCAAGCCGATCATATAGCGTTCATTCGTGGTCGCGTGGGTTTCGACCTTCCACACTGGTTTATTCCGGCAGACGATAAGCAGGTACCGAGCGGTGCATTCTTCGCTGGCGCCATAGCGATATTTGATAAGACGTGGCGCGGGCCCGCAACAAGTTATGTCTCGCTGGAACAGCTTATGGTCACTGGCGCGGCATTCTTAGCGCAGATCCGCAGAGAGGCCGAACGCCTAGTACCACAAATCCAACTGCAAAATATTCCTGAAATTATTCCGGTACCGGAAACCGGCAACACCGTTTGGCCGGTCGAAGTGAATCTGTATTTCAGTAAAGTACCTGGTACCGCTGAATTACCGGTCGATCTGCAACACAAAATCTTAGGCAATATCAATCGCATGAAATTAGACGGTATTCCGTCCGATGCCATCATTGCTGCTGCCGCGACACTTACCGCCGCCATGGGAGCAACAGCATGAAAGAAATCATCGTAGATAATTTTGCCGGTGGCGGTGGTGCTTCTACCGGGATCGAGCTGGCCACCGGTCGCAGTGTTGATATCGCAATCAATCATGACCCGAATGCTATCGCTATGCACACCACCAATCACCCCGACACCCTGCATTACTGTGAATCGGTATTCGATATTGACCCAATAGCGGCGACTGCCGGCAGACCTGTTGGCCTGGCATGGTTTAGCCCAGATTGTCGCCATTTCAGTAAGGCGAAGGGCAGTAAGCCCGTTAAAAAAGAAATCCGTGGTTTAGCGTGGGTTGTCGTGCGTTGGGCTTTGGCGAAAAAGCCTCGAGTAGTGATGCTGGAAAATGTCGAAGAGTTTAAAACGTGGGGGCCGCTGATTACTGCCGAAGATGGCACAGAACATCCTGATCCTGCCCGCGCGGGTGAGACATTCGCCGCATTTGTAGCGATGCTGACTACGGGCATTGATGCCGAACATCCTGCACTACAAGAGTGCTGCGAGGTTTTAGGGATTGATATCAATAGCATAGATGCTAATCGACTGCAGTCTGGTTTAGGATACATCGTTGATCACAAAGAACTTCGGGCCAGTGATTATGGTGCGCCGACCATCAGAAAGCGCTTTTTTATGGTGATGCGTTGTGATGGTTTGCCAGTGATGTGGCCGGAGCCGACTCACGGCGATCCAAAATTATTGGAAGTTCAAAGCGGCCACCGTAAACCGTGGCGCACCGCTGCTGAATGCATTGATTGGTCAATTCCATGCCCGAGCATTTTCGAGCGCAAGAAACCGCTGGCAGAAAACACATTGAAGCGCATAGCGCGGGGTATTCAGCGCTTTGTTATTGATAACCCCATGCCGTTTATTGTGAAGTGTAACCATACCAGTAGTAAAACTTCCTATGACTGTTTTCGGGGGCAAGCTCTGGATCAGCCATTGCAGACGATTACCAAAACGCACGGCTATGCGGTGGTTACTCCACATATAACGAAATTCCGCTCTGGTGCCACGGGGCAGGAATGCGATGAACCATTGCCGACAATCACCGCCGGTAGTTCTGCTCGTCCTGGTGGTAATGGTCATGCTTTGGGAATGGTAGAAGCAAAACTGGCTCCGTTCATTGCTCGTATCGGTCAAACCGGTTTTGGTGGCGACCGTATGGCATATGAGGCAGAAAAACCACTGACGACAATCACCAGCAAGGCTGAACACCTTCTGGTTGCCCCGATCATTGCTCGTGAGTTTGGTAATAGTGTGGGGCATGTGGTTGATGAGCCAAGTGGCACTATTACGGCGAGCGGCGGTGGCAAGTCTCGGCTTGTTTCTGCATTCCTGGCTAAACACTTCGGCGGCAACTATACCGGCTCAGGCGCTGATCTGAATCAGCCAGCTCACACAGTGACAATGGTTGATCATCATGCGCTGGTAACTTCAAATCTGATTAAATTGCGCGGTACCTGCAAAGACGGTCAGCAGGTTACCCAGCCAATGCCAACAATCACGGCCGGTGGTCTGCATATCGGTGAGGTTCGTGCTTTCTTACTCAAGTATTACGGCAATGAGAAAGAGGGCGTCAGTCTGAACGATCCGCTGCACACCGTGACCACCAATGACCGGTTTGGACTGGTCACCGTTGAGGGTATTGATTATCAAATTGTTGATATTGGCATGCGCATGCTGCAACCCCATGAGCTATACGCCGCGCAGGGTTTCCCGAGCTGGTACATTATCGACCGCGATTACACCGGTACTAAGTACGCCAAAGATAAGCAGGTAGCCCGCTGCGGTAATGCGGTGCCACCGCCATTTGCGGAAGCGCTGGTTCGGGCCAATCTCCCAGAAATGTGTATCGAGCGTAAAGAGGTGGCGGCATGAAACTATCCCATTCTGTTGTGACTATGAGCAGTCGTGAAATCGCTGTACTGGTAAACAGCAAGCACAGTGATGTGAAACGCTCTGCAGAACGTCTATATGCTGGTGGTATTTTAACCGCGCCGTTGGCGCAGTTCGATTTTGAGCACAACGGCAATCGATATTTTGAGTATCGGTTCAATAAACGCGATTCTTTGGTATTGGTTGCCAGGCTCTCACCTGAATTCACCGCTGCAGTAGTTGATCGCTGGCAAGAGCTGGAACAGAACCTGATCCCTCAAACTTTGCCAGAGGCATTACGCTTGGCTGCCAATTTGGCAGAAGAAAAGCAACAACTTGAAAACCAGCTTTCTATTGCGGCACCAAAAGCTGAATTTGTCGATCAGTATGTTAAGGCCAATGGCTCTCTAACTTTCCGGCAAGTTGCAAAATTACTTAATGCCAGAGAACCAGAGTTTCGTCAGTTCTTGCTTGATAATCACATCATGTATCGACTTAACGGGATGTTATCGCCTCGTCAGTATCACAGTGACTTAGGGCGATTTGAAGTTAAGACAGGTACTAACACCGTCAATAATCATGCATTCGCCCAATCCCGTTTTACTCCCAAGGGGGTTAAGTGGGTTGGCGGGTTGTGGGCTGAATATTTAGCCAAGGGTGCGGTGGCATGAGAGCAATCTTATCAACATTCATTCAGCCAGAGCTTGGTGTTGTGATATTGAAGCCAGGTGCAGATTTATTGCCGTATATGTCAGGCCGCTTGCTGGTGGCCACTGAGCCGGATGAGTTTAAATCGCTGCCTGCAGGCGTGTTGCCGGTTGCCAATCAACAGCTAGCCAATGATCCGCGGCTGTTAACCTTCTTTGAGCATGAGCGGGTTATTAATGCCGCTGGTGGTCCTCGAGTGCTGGAGGCATGGGTTAAGCAACTGAAAGAGTGCCAATGGCATGATCCAGATGATTCCCACGTTCAAAATCTCACGACATTGAGTTATGGCCAGCGGTCAATTCGTCTGTGTTGGCATCATGATAATAAGTTGAGAGAGCATACACTCCCCCGATTGAATCAGCTGGCGACCAGCAATCTCATCACTTGGATAATTTCAACAGTATGTAGTCATTTTCGGCTTCCAGAGGGCCACCAGCTCACTATGCCGGAATTATGTTGGTGGGCTGTCGTCAATGAGGTTTCCGACTTGCTCCCCGACTCAATTGCTCGAGCAAGTTTGCGGATGCTACCAGCAGTGATGAAATCAGGGCCAACGAGGGAGAGTGATATCACTTGGACGCCAAACCCAACACAAATCATTGAAACCAAAGTAGAACAGGTTAAGAAGGTGTTGGCTCTGAAAATTGATGATGAGCCACCAGCCAGTTTTATGCGTATTCCAAAGCGGCAACGCTGGGAGAACAAGAAGTGGCTCAAGTGGGTTAAATCCCAGCAATGTTGTGGGTGCGGTAGTTCTGCTGACGACCCTCATCACATTATCGGTCACGGTCAGGGTGGTATGGGTACCAAGGCTCACGACCTATTCACCATCCCCTTATGCCGTCTTTGTCATGAGGCATTGCATGCCGATATGCATACGTGGGAAGCGGAACACGGTAGTCAGGTTGTGTTGTGGTTTCATTTTATGGATCGGTCTATATCGATCGGGGCAATGGCTTGATGGTCTTAATGTGTGGAGTAGAAAAATGAACCAGCAATATCTCCAGTATGTTCGAGGTGTATTGTCTGTTGCCCTTGCTGATATATGCGGAAACAGCAAGGGACAATTAGCGGCGTTCGATGGTGCGGCACTCGCGAGAACTACACGGTTCAAGCGCCAGCGGATTAGGAGTATTGAGGTTGATGGCCGCAGAGTTTGTCAAGAAACGGAGCCAGTGCGTTGCACAGAAACCCGCTCGAGTAAAAGCCAGGTTACCCCGATAGATCCGCTAACGTATTGCACTAGTGCATGGCGTAGGGCGGTATTCAAGTTAAAGCCTCATCAGGCTGCATGGATTCGCTATTGTTATTCGTACGATCTGACATTCGATTACCAGGTAGAGATATGCCGCTATATATGGAATGAGTATCAGCCGCAACTATTACAAAAGTCAGTCACAACAAAAGTACGCCGAAGAGTAGAAAGCCTTGTGTGGCTTGCGGTGCAGCAATCAGCGGGTATAGGCCGCTTGCTACATGGGAAAGAGTATTCATATTCAGAACTAGCAGGATTGGTGGGGGTTCAGCGTAATAACTGGACAATGCACTATGCGCCGCATTGGGAATCGCTATTAAGGCTGGTAGAAGCATTGGATGCGGACTCTTTGAATTGTGTTGTAAATCACAAGTCAGGAAGATAGCAACATTTAGCGACATGATACTTGCAAAAGTGAACAAAGTAAGCCATATTTAGAGCATATTTGATAAGTTGCTACTAGTTTAATTTATAACCTCGCTTCGGCGGGGTTTTTTTATGTCTACATTCGCCTGGGCATCACTGAATAACTGGTTCATATCCCAATCTATTCGGGCCGCTGCTGTAAACAGTGGTAGGTGCTCAGCCGAATGTGGTGAATGCTCATGCTAAAGAGCCGCAATACTGGAGATGAAGTGACCGTGCAGGCTGGCAAAACTCCAGCAGACGGCCTGCAAGGGAGAGTGTAAAACCACTCCCCGATACACGGAGTAGCGCAGTGAGAATCTGACATAGCTGAGATCAGCGCCGGCCACCACAGAAGTACATTTAAAGGTATGCGGTCAGCACATTGGTAGGTGTTGACGCCGGAACCGTAACCGGCTTCAAAAATGATAAGCCCCGACATAAGTCAGGGCTTTTTTGTTTGTGGAATGGGCGGCAGAAGAGTGCTAGTAACACTGCCTCTGCCATTCGCCTGTTGAGAAAGTCACAGGCGAACCAAGGCCCACCGCTTGTGTGCACAAAGCGATCTGAGCCTACCAAATAACGGTAGACTGATCTATGGGAAACACTGTTTATTTCAATAAGTTGAAAATTGTTAACGCTGATTCGCTACAATACATAAAAACTCTTCCTGATAACTATATCGACCTGATCGCAACAGATCCCCCATATTTCAGGGTTAAATCCTGCAAATGGGACAATCAATGGGAAAATGAGTCGGTATATCTTGCTTGGCTTGATGAGTTACTTTCTGAATTTTGGCGGGTTTTAAAGCCGTCAGGAAGCCTTTATATATTTTGCGGTTCTCGTTTGGCATCCGATACAGAAATTCTGGTTCGTGGTCGCTTCAATGTACTGAGTCATATTATTTGGGCTAAACCATCCGGCCCGTGGCGGCGAATGCATAAAGAAGATTTGCGGTCATACTTTCCTGCAACTGAAAGAATTATTTTTGCTGATCATTACGTTGGCCCTTTTATGCCAAAGGGCAGCACTTATGCGGCTAAATGCTCAGCCCTCAAACAGAATGTTTTTAAACCGTTGATTGATTATTTTCGGTTGGCTAGATCATCGCTTGGTGTGTCTGCAAAGGCTATAAATGAGGCTACTGGTCGGCAAATGTCGAGTCATTGGTTTAGTGAAAGCCAGTGGCAATTACCTAACGCCGAGCAATATGCCGTGCTGCAAAACCTGTTTAGTCGTATTGCCGCAGAGAAGCATCAACAGGGGATATTGAGCAAACCCCACCATGATCTGGTAGAGGAATATCAGATATTGAATAGGCAGTATTCAGAGTTAAGCCTCGAATATGAATCATTACGGCGACCATTCACTGTTACTGCTGATGTGCCATATACCGATGTTTGGACATTCCCTTCTGTTGCTTTTTATCCCGGCAAACATCCTTGTGAAAAACCAAGTGAAATGATGGAACACATCATCAGGTCAAGTAGTCGGGCTGGGGATGTGGTTGCTGATTTCTTTATGGGCTCCGGGGCAACCCTTAAAGCGGCTGTCAAGCTTGGAAGGGTAGGGATCGGGGTAGAGCTCGAAGAAGAGAGATTTAATCAGACAGTAGAAGAAATCAGATCATTACTTACTTAACCTCAACGCACGTAGTTGGGGTTTTTCTGTTTTAGCTCATCAGTCACCCAATAAACTCCACACACACTATCAACAGATGAGTAGTGGCTTCACTGGCGGGCTAAACCCCTCAACTACGCGCCCAACCCGCTAAGCGGGAGGGGGAGACTCATGAAAATGGAACAGCAAACCGGCAGTGTTTTTACTCAACTATTCGCTTGGTTGGCGGCTTTTTCCGCGACACTGGGCTTCACAACACAGGATTTTATTTACTTTGTGTTTGGGTTAATTGGCATTGTTCTTTCAGCTGCATCATTCATTTATGGTCGTGTTGATGCTAACCGAAAGCAGAGAGAAGAAGAGAAGCGCACTCAGCTTATCGAAAACTATTTAGTTGATTCGAAGAACAAACCTAGTGACAAACGTCCTGCTGCAGTAGAGGTAATCACTGAAGCATTAAAAAAAGTAGAGGCCGAGGTATAAATGACCGCAAAAGTTAAGACTGGCTTGGCTGGCGGCATTTGTTCCGTGGCTGCAATTATTTCTATCGTTCTTTCGATGGGTAACGTTCGAACAAGTGAACAGGGATTAGAACTGATAGGTAATGCTGAATCATGCCGCCGTGATCCGTATGTTTGTCCCGCAGGCATTATCACAGATGGTGTTGGAAATACTCACAGCGTCATACCTGGAACCCGAAAGACTGATGCACAAATTGCCGCTGATTGGGAAAAGAACATTCTTGAAGCTGAGCGCTGTGTCATTCGTTATGCAAACGGCAATAAATTACCGCCAGGTGCTTTTGATGCTGCAACATCGATTACCTTTAACGCCGGTTGCCCATCAATGCAGAAATCTACCATGTTCCAGTATTTCCGTGCTGGTAACGTGACAGCAGCCTGCGAGCAATTCACTCGCTGGGTATACGGCGGTGGTAAGAAATTAGCAGGGCTGGTGGTTCGCCGGGATAAGGAACGAGCGCTATGCCTAACAAAATAACCGGTGGGATTATTGCTTTGCTGGTGGTTCTTTTTCTGTTGCTGCTTCTCAATAGAAATAGCCTCTCAAATGAAGTCGAAAAAGCGGAAGAAGCACTGAGAGAAGAGCAATCCACAAACACCGCCCTCGGCAACATCATCGATGCATACCAGGTGAATGACGCCGCCAACCGTACAGCCACGGCCCGCCAGCTAGAGAACGAAAGGAAACTACGCAATGAAAGTGACGAACGACTCAGGCGGTTCAAGGCTGCGGGTGTCGGGGATTCGTGTATTGATAGCAGGATGCCTGATAGCAACATTAGCATCCTGCAAGAGTAACCCACCAGCACCCAGATCAGCAGAATTAATCCAGCTGTGGCCCCCAGAATCAGCATTAATTGAATGCGAAGTGCCGGAGTTCGTCGGTACTACCTGGGGCGATAGCGGGCTGTATGCTCTGGCGTTGAAACGTGAGCTGCGGATCTGTAAGGGGCGGCTGGATGAGGTTATTAGCTGGCGGCAGAACACCACGCGTAAGCAGTGAGCCAAATTCAACTGAAGCCTCGCAATAGCGGGGCTTTTTAATAATAAACAAAGGTAAAGACGATGGACGATGATGATCGTAAAGACCTGCAACTATGGTTCGGATTAGACCGCGCCTCTTTTTGTGTCATGCCTAGAGTGTTCATGCAGGCAATGCCAGACGAGTGGCAAGAAAAGATGGCTGAACTGTTGTTTGAGTATGACGAACGAATAGATACAACCGTATGTGGTGTTCATAGTTGCTTTGTGTCAGTTAAAGGTGCTGAAAATCGGTTCATGAAGATGCCGGCAGACATAATTAATTATCGATACCCTAACCCTGATTTCATCAAAAGCTTTTTACGTGACAAAGAGTAAAAGCATTACAGATGGCACTCATTGAGAGCCATCGATAATGCACAACCTAAGCCACTAGCCCAATCGGAAAATGTAGAGCTCGGCCGATTGTTAATTCTCAGACCCTCTCATTATTAATTAAGGGATTCGTATGCAGATTGTAGAAATTTCGATGCTGGAACGGTCAGGGCGAACGTTAACCGCAATTTCTCTTTTGAAAGGGTTTCGGGATACTGGAGTTAATGCTGTATTGATGGCAACAGACACACATCGGCAAGAGCTAATTGAAAGATTTGATATACCACGTGCGTGGTTAACTGGCCTTAATCACCGCAGCCTCATTACCAATTACACGATCATTATTGATGACTATGAGCATGTAGAAGCTATATGGAATAGGGATTTTTCTTCTGAGGGTTTTTTGCGGCCTCTTATCGGTTGTACTCATGTCTGCAGCCCAAACGCGACTGCATTCATTCTCTGCGAACCTTAGAATTTCGATTTTTAATAGGTGAAAGGTATATCGATCTAACTCTTCTTGCGGCTGAGGTTGGCGAGGAGCTCGAGTAAATAAACAGGTGTGCATATGGCCACTCTCAAAGACTTATCCAATCAGTTGCAGTCGATAAAAAAACAGCTCCCCTTTGCAGCCGCCCAAGCACTAACCAGCGTTGCTCGCCAAATTGCCGCCGCTCAGAAAGTGGGTATGCAACGCAATCTGGATAATCCGACCCCTTTCACCGTTAATTCTGTCGGCTCGTTTGGTGCCCGCAAAGACCGATTACAGGCCAAAGTATTCGTTCGTGATATTGCTGCCAGTTATCTTGAACCGTTCGAGTTTGGCGGTCAGCACAAGCTCAATGGTCAGGCGCTGCTTAACCCTAAAAACATAAAGCTTAATAAGTTCGGTAATTTAGCCCGTAACAAAACGCAGCAGCTCAAGGCTAAGGAGAATGTCTTTGTGGGGGAGGTGAATGGCGTTAATGGTTTCTTCCAGCGCAAGAAAAGCAAGAAGAGCAAAAAGGTTAAGAAGCGGCAGAAACGCTCGCCTAATGGGGTGCATAGAGCCAGGCAAAAGCAGAGAGCGCCTAAGCTACTGATTCAGTTTGGTGATGCACTGGCAGTTAAACCAACGCTTGGATATATGAACCGCGCCAGCGCTATGGCAGCGGCATTGATGCCGGGTGAGTTGAGCAAAGCTATTCAGAATGCGCTAGCTACCGCCAAATGATAATGATTCCCCCTCAGAATTTTTTGGGTCCTTCCTGCGACTTTTGTAATGTACGGGCATTGCGCGCCGTGCAGTTTTACCAGCTATAAATTTTTCATTTTGTGTCCCATGTCCCATGCGCATAGTTATGCAACTGTAACCGCCAGCCCTTGCGCTGTGCGGCGTTAGCTATTTTTCTGCGTGGGACATTCAGGATGGGACACAAAAAAATGTCCCACGAAAATGTCCCATGCCCCACAGAGGCAATTTTCACCATGAGCACAATGACGCAGATTGATTACGCCAAACATGCTGGCGTAGATCGGAAGACGGTGAGCCGCTGGATAAAGGCCGGAAAATATATTGTTCTTGATGGCGATCTGGTCAATGTTGCGGAAAGTGATAAGGCTGTTGCCACTTTGCGCGATAGCAAAGATCCGCGCACTAAAAACGCCAGCAAGAATAAGCCCGTAAAAGTTACCGCTGCCGATACTGATGACAATACTAATACGGTGGTCAAAGAGATCATGCTGGCCAATGGTGTCAAATTGACACGAGAAGAAGCCAGCAGAGTAAAAGAGAATTACCTGGCGCTATTAACCAAGTTGGAGTTTGAGAAAGAAGACGGGCAGCTGGTGGAACTAACGGCTGCAGAAGATATTTTGTTTAGCGCTTTTCGTGAACAACGCGACGCCTGGATGAACTGGCCGTCAAGGGTGGCTCCTTTGATGGCGGCTGACTTGGATGTTCCCGCCGACAGAATGACCGAGGTGTTATTAGCATATGTCCACAAACACATCTCTGGCCTCGGCGAACCTGAGTTTAACGCAGAGCAAACATGACCGGTTACTTCGCAGTGTTCGTAAGGGATGGACACCGCCCCCGCGCATTAGCGTACCGGACTGGGCTGACCGCTACCGTAAACTGGCAAAAGAGGCGGGGAGTACATCGGGTAATTGGGAAACTACCACGGTAGAGATTGCCCGTGGCCCGATGCTGGCGGCGACGGAATCCGGGGTGCATATCATCACCGTGATGTGCTGTACCCAGTTGATGAAAACAGCATTGCTGGAAAATCTGTTTGGTTACTTTGCGCATCTCGATCCCTGCCCAATGTTGTTATTACAACCCAAAGAAGACGCGGCCGAGCAATTTTCGAAAGAACGAATCACCCCGTTAGTCAGGGTGACACCGGCGCTTCGCCAGTTGGTGGGCGGTAACAAACAGAAAAATTCAAAAGAGACATTGCTATACAAATCCTTTACCGGTGGGTTTCTGGCACTGGCGGGGGCCGGTAGCCCGGACAATCTTGCCCGTCGCCCGATCCGTGTACTGTTGGCCGATGAGGTGGATAAATATCCAATCACCCGTGAAGGTGACCCGATAACCCTGGCAGAAGAACGCACTGCGACCTTTGGCCTCAACTGGCTATCGGTTCGGGCCTGCTCTCCAACCGTAGAAGATGAAAGTCGCATTGCGGCCAGCTACGAGGAATCAGATCAGCGTCGGGCATCGATGGCATGCCCACACTGTGGCCACCGCCAATTTCCTGATTTCTTCAAGCATGTTCACTGGCCATCAGAGGGAGACAAACACCATACCAAGTTAGCCATGATCCACTGTGAAAGCTGTGGTTCTGGCTGGTCAGAGGGTGACCGGCTAAGAGCGCTACGCACCATCCAATGGCATCAGACCAAGCCATTTGAATGTTGCGACCAGCGCCATGTACCGCTAAATGCTTATGAGCAAGCCTGGCATGTTGATGATCAGACGGCGCTAGGTGTTGTATGGCGCTGGTCTGAATCTGAGCGTCATGCTGTGTATCGGGCCGTTTGCCCCCTTTGCGGTAAGTTGGGGGTCGATAATATCCATGCTGGTTTTCAGGCCTCCAAGTTATTCAGCCCGTGGCAGAAAGATAAACCGTCTGATATCGCTGCTAAATACCTTAAAGCCAAGGGTGATCCAGATAAAGAGTTGGCTTGGTGGAATACCCAGATGGGCCTGCCTCATCGACCCAACTACGGTAAACGTCTGCCAGTAGATGAACTGCTGGCGCGAAGAGAAGTCTTTGATGCTGAAATACCTGAAGGTGTTGCCGTCCTGACCGCAGGCATTGATACCCAGGCTGACCGGTTAGAAATTGAAGTGGTGGGCTGGGGTAAAGATGAAGAGAGTTGGTCGGTGGCATTTGACGTTATTGAGGGTGATCTTGAAACGGCTGAACCCTGGCTCAGGCTTGATGCTTACCTCAAGCAAATCTGGCGACGCGCGGATGGTCGAGGTTTTACCATCATGGCGGCGTGTCATGACTCCGGTGGTAACCACACACAAAAGGTCTATGAGTTTGCCAAAGAACGTCTGGCTCGGCGGATATGGGCGATTAAGGGCGAATCAGCCACTGGCGGTAAACGTTCCCCGATCTGGCCTAACAAACGGCCGACCTCAAAGAACCGATCTCAATTCCGTCCGGTTATCATTGGGGTGAACTCGGCAAAAGACTCTATCCGCTCCCGTCTTCATCTGGATAAGCCCGGCCCCGGTTATATGCACTTTTCAACCGAGCGGGATATGGGCTATTTCAGCCAGTTAACCGCTGAGCGACTGGTGATGAAAGAGGCTGCTGGGCAGCGTTACAGCGTATGGGAATTACCTCACGGCAAAGCTAACGAAGCGCTGGACTGCCGGGTTTATGCCTATGCAGCGCTGGCGGGCTTGTTCCATTTGGGCCTGAAATTAAACACCCGAGCAATGCTGATTGAATCCGAACCCGATAAAGTTTTGCATCCTGCTCGCTTTGCATCAGAAGAAAAAACCAGCCTGCGCCTGCCGGGGGCCATTATCCAGGAAGCTGAACCCCCTACCACAAAAAGCATCGCCAGCCGATTGGCATAAGGATTTCTATGTTCCATGCAAACACCAGCCTGCTGGCCGGTGCGATGAGTCGCGCCCAATTACAAGAAGCATTAAACCGAGCGCAGCAAGCCTATATCGAATTATCAACGGGTTCGAAAGGCGTCTCTTTCTCCTATGCACAAGGGGATGGCACTCGCTCAGTGACCTATCAGCCGACTGACATCGGTAAACTGATGGGATTAATTCAACTGCTTCAGGCCCAGCTAGGCATCGTTAAACATCCCCGTAGGGCGTTAAGGTTTCGTTATTGATGAAAAACCCAGTAAGGATTTTAGGTCCTGACGGTCGCCCCTTGCCGCCATCCCAATCAAGGGCATCAATGCTAAATGGCTCCAGTGGTGTTCCCTATGACGCTGCGGATCAATTCAGTGACACTATGGCTAACTGGCAACCATCACTATGGTCACCCGACAACGAAATTAATCCCTCCCGTAATCAGGTGGTTGCCCGTGTTCGTGACATGGTGCGCAATGATGGTTGGGCCTCGGGCAGCGTTACCCGCATTTTGGATAATGCCGTGGGTGCGTCTTTCCGTCCGCTGGCTAAAGTCGATTATCGGACTCTGGCGCTGATGACTGGCAATCCTCAATTTGACGCGAAATGGGCGGATGAATATGGACGGGCCATTGAATCAGGCTGGCGAATTTGGGCGAATGACCCAAACCGTTATTGTGATGTGGAAAGAAAGAAAACCGTCGCTCAACTGCTACGGCTCGGTTTTCGCCACAAGCTAACTGACGGTGACGCACTCTGCGTGATGCAATATCGCCCTGACCGCCTTGGCTACGGCAGGGCACAGTATGCGACGACGATGCAAATCATTGATCCCGACCGGCTAAGTAATCCGCAAGAGAAATTCGACATGCCGAATATTCGCGGTGGGATAGAAATTGATGAGGATGGCGTCCCTATTGCTTATCACATCCGCAAAGCTCATATCGGTGACTGGTGGAGCGGTAAAGAAACCATGACCTGGGAGCGCATCCAGCGTGAAACTGATTGGGGCCGTCCCATAGTTATTCATGACTTTGATAGCGACCGGGCCTCTCAGCATCGCGGTATCAGTATTTTTACTCCCATCGTCCAGCGCCTGAAGATGCTGATTAAGTACGATGAAGTGGAATTGCAGTCATCAATCCTGAACTCCATTTTCGCTGCTTTCATTACGTCGCCTTATGACCCCGGTCTGGTTGCAGACTCCCTTGATACGGGTGAGGACGTGATTAAGTATCAGAAAATGCGCCGGGAATACCACGACGAAAAACGCCTGTCATTACAAGGTGGTGCCCGTATTCCGATACTGGCACCCGGTGAAAGTATGACCGCGCTTAATGCGGTTCGACCAACCAGTAACTTTGTCGCTTTTGAAAGTGCCGCGCTGAGAAATGTCGCGGCATCATTGGGGATATCTACCCAGCAACTGACCCAAGACTGGTCTGATGTTAACTACAGCTCAGCCCGTTCCGCCATGCTGGAAGCGTGGAAAACCCTGACCCGCCGCCGTGATGATTTTGCGAATGGCTTCGCTCAGCCCATTTTGTCGTGCTTTATCGAAGAGTTGCATGATTTAGGTGAGGTTCCTTTGCCTGATGGCGCACCTGATTTTCTCGCGGCGAAAGCGGCATATTGCCGTGCTCAATGGATGGGGCCCGGGCGGGGCTGGGTTGATCCGGTAGCTGAGAAGAAAGGGGCCATTCTTGGCATGGAGGCGGGGCTATCTACTCTCGAAATGGAAGCCGCTGAAAACGTCGGTGAAGATTGGGAAGAATTGCTGGATCAGCGCCAGCGAGAACGTGAGGCCTACATTGAGCGTGGATTGCCGATCCCTACATGGTTGCAAGCTGAAAACTTTGCACCCGATCAGCCTACAGCCAACCAACAACAAAAACCGGAGGCACAGTGAATCTCCCACATTTAGCCCAGCGACTATTTAACACCCCGCTGGCCCTTCATCCGCACAAGGCTGAAGTGGTCATGGCGGCGCTGACTGATCGGTTCGGCCTGACGCGCATTCAGTCTAATGCCGATTGGGATGACGATGACGATACCTTTACGCGCAAAGGGCGCGAGTGTGGTTATGACGTTATCGCCGGTATAGCACGGATACCCATCACGGGGACCTTAGTGCAGAAATTAGGCACCTTGCGCCCTTACAGCGGAATGACAGGCTATGACGGCATTCGGGTGAGTTTTCTGACGGCAATGAATGACAGCGAAGTCAAAGCTATTTGCCTTGATATCGACTCACCGGGCGGTGAAGTCGCTGGCTGTTTTGATTTGGTCGATGAAATTTATGCGGCACGAGGAGAAAAACCCATATGGGCCATCCTGTCCGAGAGTGCTTATTCAGCCGCTTATGCACTGGCCAGTGCCGCGGATCGGATTATTGTCCCGCGTACTGGCGGGGTTGGTTCAATTGGCGTCATCGTGATGCATGTTGACTGGTCGCAACGCATCAAAAGCGATGGGGTACAGGTCACGATAATCACCTTTGGCAGCAGAAAAGCTGAATCAAATCCCTACGAAGCATTAAGCAAAGAGGCACAGAAAGCCATCCAGTCAGATGTTGACGAGATGGGTCGCCTGTTTGTGAGCACCGTTTCCCGCAATCGCGGGATAGCAGAGAGAACTATCAGGGACACTGAAGCAGCATGTTACCTGGCTGCTGATGGTGTGCAACTGGGGTTGGCTGATCAAGTCGCCTCGCCTGATGCCGCATTCCGCGATTTATTAAAACTGGTTGGAGAAAACAATGGGTAAGAAAATTAAAATTCAAAGCTTTGCTCACCTATGGGGCGGTAGTGCCAAAGCCACAGAAGAGACCGAAGACGATAAGGACAAGGCCAAAAAAGCCAAGGGACGTCAGGCTGAAGAGGATGAACAAGACCCTAATGCCGAAGAGAACGATGACGACTCAAACGATAATCCTGATGATCAGGACAAAGATCCTGATGCCGAAGACGACAGCGATGATGCTGATGCAGAAGAGGGCGATGAAAACGACGGTGATGATAATACTGATGATCGCAACGTTAAAAAAGGCCGCAGTGCTGAACGCCAGCGTTGTGCGCGTATTTTCGGTAGTAAACATGCTACCGGGCGCGGTGATTTAGCGGTCTCTCTGGCACTTAATTCGGGGATGAGTTCCGCCGCCGTGATCCGAGTGCTTGCCTCCACTACCGCTACAGCACCGGTATCTGCCAGCGCTCCGCGCAAACGCTCTTTGGATGAACGGATGCAGGCAGTAGGCAATGCCCAACCCGGTCAGGACGCCGTTGCCGCATCAAAAGGTGCATCAATGGTTACTAGAATGACCAGTCTCTATGACTCAGCAAAAGGTAAAAAATAATGGATAACATCGGACAAAATGCGTTTCAGCCAGGAATGCGATCATCTTTGTTTGTTCCAGACCAACTAGTTGCCGGGCCATTGCAACTGGTGACAGATACCGGCGTTATTGCTCAGGTGGCTTTCATTCATATGCGCGGTACCGTGATGGGTAAAATTACGGCATCAGGTGAGTACGTCAAGTCGGTTAAGACCGCCACCGATGGCAGTGAGGTACCTGTAGCCATCCTGGTGGATAACGTAGATACCACAACTGCCACCCAGCGCGGTGGCGTTTATCTGATGGGACAGTTTAATCAGAACAGTGTTATTCATGATGCTTCATGGACGCTGGCCGAGTTAAAAACCGCTCTGCGTTCGTATTCCATCTTCCTTGAAGACAGTATCCAGGCACCGGTTTAAAACCTCACTTTCTTAATTTGCACCCAATGTCATTCATCTGGCAGGGGTTTGCTCGTCTTCAATCGTTGTCTGGCGGCGCTGGCTGCCAGCAAATTAAAAGAGATACTACATGAATATTTACGATACCAATGTGCTGGTGGGTCTGGTTCCCAACCTGAAAACAAGCCAGAACTGGTTACTCGATCGCTTCTTTCCCAATGTGGTGACTTATGCAACCGAAGAGGTTTCCATCGATATTGATATTGGTAAACGTCGCATGTCTCCTTTTGTTTCCCCGCTAGTAGAAGGGAAGCTGGTGGAGAGCCGCAAATATCAAACCAACACGTTCAAACCGGCTTATATCAAAGACAAACGCGCACCTGATTTGCGTAAACCGATCCGCCGTCAGATGGGAGAGCGCATTGGTGGGGAATATACCGCCGCAGAACGTGAAATGTTAAACATCCAGTTTGAAATGGAAGACCAGATCGACATGCTTAACCGTCGTATGGAATGGATGGCAGCCAGCGCGCTGACTAAATCTCAGATTACCGTAGTGGGTGAAGGATTCCCGACAACTGTTATTGATTTTGGGCGCTCCAGTAATCTGACCATTACATTGAGTGGGTCAGACAAATGGCCATTATCTGTAGCCGCAGGCACGACAAATACTCAGCCATCCGATGATATTGAAGACTGGCAAACGCTGATGTTGCAAGAGTCAGGGGCGGTGGCCACTGACTTGGTATTTACAACTTCCTCATGGAAAGCGTTCCGTCTCGATACCACCATTAAGGACAATGCTATTACCTTCCCAGCATTGAGCCCGTTTGGTAATCAGGTTGATGCGGGGCCGCGTGTCAATAAGGGGGCGGTTTATAAAGGTCGCTGGGGCAACTTTGATTTGTGGCTGTATAACGATTGGTTTATTGACCCTGCTGATGGCATTGAGAAACCAATGATCCCTAATGGCGCTGTATTGATGGGTAGCGCTGACTTGATGGGGACTCGCGCCTTTGGCGTCATTCTGGACCCTGAGTTTAATTATGGTCCTTTGGCTTTCGCACCTAAGTCATGGGTTATGCCCGATCCTGCGCAGCGTTACCTGTTGATGCAATCTGCTCCGCTGGTCATTCCAAGCCGGGTAAATGCCTCCCTTTGTGCAACGGTGGTGTGATATGGCTAAAACTCCAGGTAAGCAGCAGGCCAGCATTAGCGAACTGGGCGGCTTGCCGCCTGAGTTCGAAGCTGACACTCAGCAGGAACAGATTGTTGCGCCGGATAACAGCGAAATACAGCCTGAACCGAAAGTACAAAACGTGCCACCCACTGCCAATGAGCCTGCTGAAACGCCGGATATGCAGGAAAAAACAGCTGCTAATGAGGTGGCAGGTGATCATTCTGCTGACGACTCTGACGAAATGGAGGTCGTTGTCGTAAAAGGCCAGACCCTGCGCCATAGCAGGGAAACTTATACGGAGAACAGCCGTTTATTTCTGCCACATAGCGACGCCAGTCGGTTGATTGATTTGGGGGTGGTCGCTGATGTGAAAGCGTTACGGCAACAGGAGGTGCGCATTTCTGGCCCCTCAATCACTGTCGATGATGGCGTGAAGATAGATCGGGGGAACTGATGGGTATCAACTGGGATCAGCATCTTCTTGCGCCATTGCATTCGGTATTTGGTGACCCGGTTGATTACCGGCCCGCGGGTGGTAAGCCAACTTATACCATCAGCGGTATCTTTGATCGGGCCTACACCACCATCGATACACTGGATGATGGCAGCACTATTAATACCACCAACCCCGTTCTCGGGGTAATAGACAGTGAGTTTCGTTCGCCACCCAAGCAAGGGGATCGGGTTTTTATTGGCATCGTGGCTAATGAACCGGTCAATACCTTATTTGCCGTGGCGGATGTTCAGCCAGATAGCCACGGCGGGAGCAAACTCATTCTTAATCGGGTAAAAACATGAATACAGCCCAAGTCAGACAGCTGGTGGTTGCCGCCATTCTCGGGAAAACTGACGCAGAAAACCGCGTCTATTCTCCGCGTGACTGGCCAACCACCGAGGAGATGTATCCGGTTATTTTGGTGCAGACACCGATAGAAGAAAAGCAGTCATTAGGCCGCAATGCGCCGCAGTTCAACACCATAACCACCGTGCGCATTACTGGCCGATTACAGGAACTTGACGGTGAAAATGAGAATGATGGGGCGAATAAGGCAGAGCTGGCGCTCGAACGTTTGCGAGAACAAATTGAACGGGCGGTGATAAACAGTTATGACCTCACCCGCCAGACACAACAGTTCGTTCGGGTGCGCTCAACCATTGATCTGGACTCGGCTGGTGAGGGCCATCTGGCCCAACTGCTGATGGAACTGGATATCGAGTATTACCAAGGGCCGGAAGATTTCTACCCCATCGTGGGTGACCCGCTGCTGGGTATCGATATCACTATGGCCATGCCAGACGGCACCACCGAACCTGTGGTTTCAATAGACCTTTCGGAGTAAATCCCATGCATGTTAAACCCGTAGCCGGTCGCACTGTGCGTGACCCGGTTAAGAGCACCTTTTTGCCTGAATCTGGCGCTGAGGTTCCCGATAATTCATTTTGGCGGCGTCGCTTAAACGACGGTGATGTGGTGCGCGAACAGCCTAAAGAGGCTAAACCTGCGCCAGAAGCAACCAAAGCGGAGAAAACCAAATAATGACTATTCCCTTTACTCATATTCCGAGCAATCTTCGGACGCCGCTTTTCTTCGCTGAATTTGATAACTCTCAGGCGAACACGGCAACAACGACTCAGCGCACCTTAATCATTGGTCAGATGCTAAATGCCGGCACGCTGCCGGCTGATGTGCCGGTGCTGGTTTCTTCGGTGGCCACTGTTGCGGGGCAATGTGGCGCAGGCTCCATGTTGCATGGTCAGATGGCGGCTTATCTGGCCAATGATATTGCCGGTGAGATTTATATTTTGCCGTTGGCTGATACCGAGGCAATGGTTGCTGCAACCGGTAAAATCACCGTTACCACTCAGGCATCCGCGACCGGTGTTATCTCTTTGTATATCGCCGGTATTCGCGTACAGGTTGCAGTCGTGGCAACGGATGAAGTTGCTGCGGTTGCCACTGCTTTAACGGCCGCAATCAATACGACTACATCTCTACCGGTCACGGCAGCGGCTGTAGATGCGGTGATTACTCTCACAGCCAAAAATAAAGGCGCACACGGTAACACCATTGATTTACGGCTGAACTATCTGGGGAGTGCTGGCGGCGAAACCACGCCAGATAGCCTGGTACTGGCATTCACGCCAATGGCGGGTGGCGCGGGTGCGCCTGAACTGGATGATGCGCTGGCTAATTTGCAGGATCGAACCTTTGATTTCATTATCAACCCGTACACTGACACCGCATCATTGAATAAAATCAAAGACTTCCTGTCAGACAGTACTGGTCGCTGGAGCTATGCCGAGCAACTCTATGGCCATAGCTTCGCGGCCCAATCCGGGACTTATGGCCAACTGACCGCTGCCGGTGAATTGCGTAATGATCAGCATGCTTCCCTGTTGGGGGTGAATGGCTCGCCAACACCAAGCTACATCTGGTCAGCGGCTTATGTTGGCGCGATAGCGCAAAGTCTGCGCAACGACCCCGGGCGCCCGCTACAAACCCTAGCGATCGGTGGCGTACTGGCTCCTCCACTGGCCAGCCGTTTTACCCTGACTGAGCGTAATAACCTGCTGCACAGCGGGATATCCACGGTCACGACTGCCGACGATGGCACAGTTCAAGTGGAAAATATCATTACCACCTACCAAAAGAACAAATATGGCGCGGAAGATGACAGCTATTTGCAGATTGAAACCTTATTTCTGCTGATGTTTGTCACTCGCTTCTTGCGTACTCAGGTAACGTCGAAATTTGCCCGCATGAAGTTGGCAGCTGATGGTACTCGTTTCGCACCTGGCTCAGCGATTATCACCCCAAACGTGATCCGCGCAGAATTGATCGCACAGTACCAGACGCTGGAATTTAACGGTTATGTGCAGGATGCCAAAGGGTTCGCCAAGGGATTGATTGTCGAAAAGAGCGCCAGCAACCCTAACCGTGTTGATGTGCTATGGACCGGTGTGCTGATTAATCAGTTACGTATCTTCGCTGTTCTCAATCAATTCCGCCTCCAGGCGTCAGCATAAGGATTCATTATCATGGGTGATACATCCAATCGCCTCGCCGGGACAGCGTATGTCACGGTTGACGGCCTAACCATCATGGTGGCGGGGCAATTCAAATACAGTCCGTCAAAATTCAAACGGGAAACGCTGATCGGCATGGATGGGGTGCATGGGTATAAAGAGACCTTTAATGCCCCCTTTATCTCCTGCCAAATTCGTGACAGTGGCGGCACGTCGATCAGTGATTTTAACGATCAGACTAACGTCAATATTGTCTGTGAGTTAGCCAATGGCAAAACGATTATCGGCAGTAGCATGTGGTCGGTCAATACTCAGGAAGTGGACAGCACCGAGGCGACCGCTGATATACGCTGGGAAGGTGGTACGGTATCGGTGACGGAGAACTAAGATGTCTGAATTAGAACGCAGTAAAACCATTTCACTGGTTAAACCTATCTCGAATGAGGCCACCAAAACCACCTATGAGGCCATCGAACTGAGCGAACCAACGCTGTTACAAGTGCAGCAATTCTACGATGAGCAAACTAAAAACGGTTCGCTTAGTGGCATGGGACTGCTTATTTCTCTGGTGTCGAATGTGCCACGGGAAGCCATCAAAAAAATGGCTTTTACTGACTATAAAGTCTGCGAGGTCTACATGATGAGTTTTTTAGCTTACTCCCCGCAGCCGGAGAGTGGGGTAACGAGCTAGCAGATGTGACCTATTACTATGGGTGGGGGCCAATGGATGCCTGGCTCCTGACCTATAGCCGATTGCAGTGGTGGTATCAGCAGGCCAATCGGATCAATCAAATTAAGGTGAGTAGTTATGGCTAATGCTTTTGATTTTGAACTGGTGGCCAACGATCAGGTAACGGCGACTATTCACCGTATTGACGAGGCGGTAAAGAAACTGGTTCCCCAGTTGGATAAAACCCGTGATGGTTTAAAACTTGGTGGGCAAGAGTCAGTCGAAGGTCTGGATAGTATCAACGATAAACTGCAAGGAATGGGGCAGTTTGCTCGTGAAGGCGTCCAGTTTATCGGTGATCTGGTACCGCCGCTGAAGATGGTCGGGGAATTAGGCGGTAAGGCACTAAAGTTTGGCGGTATGGCGGCGGCGGGTGGATATGTTATCCACGGGCTAGCTAAAGGCTTGGGCGAGGCTGCGGGTAACGCCTATCAACTGGATACGGCGGCAAAAAATGCTGGCATGTCTGTTGATAATTTTAGCCGGATCAGCGGCGCAATGCAGATTTTAGGGGCCGATAGCGACTCTGCCCGCCAGTCTGTTGAAGGGCTATACAAGACATTTAATGATCCGTTATGGGCACGTAACGATGTGGTTCAGGAGTTACTGACCCGGAACGGGGTGGTTATTGAACGTCTCAAAGACGGCACAGCTGATGTCTATAAGACGCTGGACAACGTTGCCAAAATATTCCCTAAGCTTGCCCCACAAACTCAGAAAACATTGGCGGATGCATTAGGCTTGGATGAAAACCTGCTTACGTTAATGCGCGAAGGCTCCAGATATAAAGATCTGTTGGCAAAGGCGGATAAATTCGGTTTAACGGTTGACCCTCAAACCAACGCACAACTCACCGAGTTGGATCGCCAATTATCTGAGGTGAGTGCTGCCTGGGATGGGTTAAAGCAGCGTGGTCAGAATAAGCTCTACGGTGCTATTTTGTCAGATGGTTCAGTTAAAGACGGAATAGAAGGTGTCACTGATATCGTCACTAACGGTATTGACAGTATTTCAGTTGCGCACTTTTTAGGGCTAAACAGGGGAAAAGAAGCGGATCAGTTACGCCGTGGTTATAACGACCCCGAATTTTATCAAAAACTGAGTGAATGGGATAAGGTTGGCTCAGATTACGGAATAATGACTGATGGTTACCGTAAAAAGTATGAGCAACATTATGGCCCTAGAGATGAGCAAGAAAAACAAAATCTGGCAGCCCCAGTCAATACGCCTTATATGCCTTTTGGTGAAGATCAGCAGCAGGCGAGACTAAAACAATTAGAATCGCAGTATAATCTTCCCACCACAATTCTTGATCGTGTCTATCAGGCGGAGTCCGGTCGGGGTAAAAATCTCTTATCGCCAAAAGGCGCACAGGGGCCATTTCAGTTTATGCCGCCAACCGGTAGAGATTATGGCTTAAACTCGATGGATGACCGAATGGACTTCAATAAATCCAGCGAAGCAGCAGCTAAGTATCTTTCTGACTTGCTTAAAATGTTTGATGGGGATGTCAATAAGGCCGTTGCTTCTTATAACTGGGGACAGAATAACGTTAAAAAATATGGGCTAGGGCAAGCACCTGCTGAAACGCGTAACTATCTCCAGAAGATTATGCCGGGCTTACCTGCCATTCATCCCCAATCTGGCGAGTTAAATACTGGCACCTCTGATATCAACGCATCACCGCCAATATCCATTAACTCATCCCAGCAAAGTGGGAGAGACATTAATGATATCACCCAAGATATGGGTGGCGATAAGTCAGAAATTGAAATTACGTTGATCACTGATAAAACAGGGGAGCGTCAGAAAATAACTGCGCCAAAGGGGGCAAAAATATCAACATCGATGAATTATCCAAGTTAACTCAACTTAATTGAATGCCTGACGTGTTCTAAATATACTCTCAATAGCTTAGTTAATTACTGATTGGAGATTCGTGTGAAGCATATTTTACTAATAATTATGTTTATGTCTTTTCCCTTATTAGCAGAGCCTGTTGATATAGTGGCAGCGAGAAGCGCCGCCGGTATTTGGGGGCTTGGTTGCAACTACGGCAACTCTTACTTAAAAAGAGTTCTTAATGGAGAAGATAGGGATGAGGCGATGGCTTTAGAACTTCATAATCTGGATGATAAAATAAAAAACACTATCACATTTTATGAAAAAGGAACCTCTGTAGGTAAAGATGAAAAGGCATTTATTTTAGGGCTGTCTAGCAAGTACTCTATCGATGGATTCAAATCGAAAGTTCACGATACCCCGATTAATTGTGAAGCATCATCGAGAACCGTTGAGATAAAAATTCTTAGATCATTACTGGGTGACGTCGAAGCCAAAAGCGAACTTGCTGATTGGGATTATTACAAATATCAATAAATTAAAAATCGCTTTATCAATATAGTCAATTCGACCTAATGGTGAGCTGGTTATTGAATTCCAGTTCAGCATTCCCAAAAATGTAGCCATCTTATTGTAAGCCCGCCATCGTGCGGGTTTTCTCATTTCTGGAGGGGCAAAATGTCACTGATCAGCAATGCACTTTCTGATTTATTAGGTTCTGGTGGTGATAGTTGGCAATGGTCTGAACACCTGCATCCCGCCTCTTTTCGTGGTGTTCCTTTTGCTGTATTGACTGCTGAGGGTGTTTTCGGTCGCCGCCAGGCTATTCATGAGTACCCCTATCGAGATACGGCGTGGATTGAAGATTTAGGCCGCGCCACTCGTCGCCTGACCATCCGTGGTTTCCTTATTCAGAGTAGTGGTCTTTATACTGCGCCGGATGTCATGACCCAGCGTGACTCACTGATCGCAGCCTGTGAAATGCCTGATGCGGGAACATTAGTACATCCCACACTGGGCGAAATGACGGTAAGTATTCCCGAAAGTGGTCTTCGTCTGAATGAAGGGGTCGAGTCTGGGCGTGTTTTTGAATTTACACTGACCATCATTGAATCTGGCTTACGGGTATTTTCTATTACCAGTTCCGCAGATGCGGTTTCGTCGATTCAGTCTTCATGGTTTAGTCTGGCCACCAAATCCGTTGCGACCTTTATTGCTACGGTCAAAGGTGAGATCCGTTCCGTCACTCAAACTATCAGAACACTAAAAAGTACCGCAGCATTCTGGGTCAACATGGTGAACTCAACCACCAGTGAAGCGACAAATCTCGGCAATGTGCTCCGTTCAACCCTTGGGCGTGATCGCTATGGCCGCTACAACCACGGTACCGTCGGCGGCAGTGTGTCAGGCGCTACCGCATCAGTCAGCACGCAGAGTGACACCACGAACCTGTCCGCGCTGGTGGCTCAAAAAATGGCTGTTTCAGTCGAGGGGCGAGCCTCACTGGTTGCTGCCAGCGATGCATTGACAGAGGCTGCGACGGTAGAGGGACATGCCAACGCTGTTCTTGCTGTCGTGAATGCCATCTTGGCCAGCGGAGCCAGCACCCTTGATTTAATCCGCATGATGCAAGAGTTAACGGCAATCAATGACGACACTTTTCGACCCAATCCCGGCGACAGCAGCACTGCCGCCGCCAGCTACCAACTCATTATTGTGTTGTGTGCCGGTGCGATGGTGTACGCCGCTTCGCAATATCAACCGGAAAGCTATGACGATGCGGTCGATATATTGACGCGGGTTTGTGATGTGGTAGACGGCGCGGCACTCGCTGCGGCTGATAGCGGCAATGACGAGGTATACCAGGCATTAATGGAGCTACGTGGCTCGATTGTCACGCTGTTACAGCAAACTGGCGCGAACCTGTCTCGTGTAGAGATAGTCAATTTTAACCGATCATTACCCGCACTGAATCTTGCCAACCGGCTTTATCAGGATGCCCGCCGCGGTGATGCGCTGGTGAAAATGGCGGCTCCAGTCCATCCGGCATTTATGCCCCTTCGATTTAAGGCGCTGAACTCATGAGTGATGATTTGACGCTACGGATTGGTAATAAGCTGATTACTGGCTGGGACAATATCCGTGTCACTCGCAGCATCGAGCGCTTACCCAGCGATTTTAGTCTGTCCTTGATGGATCTTTATCCGGGCAGTGATAACCAGCAGTGGGTGAATCCGGGCGACCCTTGCGTGGTTAATTTAGGTGATGATGTGGTGCTGACCGGATATATCGACCGCTGGGCACCGATGATCAGTCGTAATCGCCGCGAAGTCAGGGCTACGGGACGGAGTAAGTGCCAGGACTTGGTTGATTGCTCTGCCGAGTGGCCAAACAATGTGATCAGCCAATCGACAGTGCTACAAATAGCTCAACGATTAGCGATGCCTTACGACATTACGGTGGTGACTGATGTTACCGATCTGGATATTGTCCCCCAATTTACATTGAACTGGGGGGAATCCTCGCAGGAAATTATTGACCGCATCACCCGCTGGGCGGCGCTGCTGTATTACGACCTGCCAGATGGGAGCCTCTATCTGACTCGGGTGGGGACGCGCAAAGCGGCCAGCGGGGTCGCGCAGGGCATCAATATTGAAGACGCTGCGTATAACTCCGGTATGGATCAGCGCTTCTCGGACTATATCGGTGTGTCGATGTCGGTTAGCCAACTTCAAGAGCAGGTACAGGACGCAGGATATGGTTCGGTTACGTTAGCCCGCAGTCGCGATCCTGAAGCGACCCAAATGCGTTATCGCAACCGCATTATCATTGTTGAAAGCACCATGAAAGCGCTAAAGCTGGCCCAGCAGTGCATCGACTGGGAAATGAACCGCCGCTATGGTCGCTCTAAAGAGCTACTGGTAACGGTCGATAGCTGGCGCGATAAAAACGGGAAACTGTGGGAACCGAACACGTTGATCCCGATTGATTTACCTGTTTTTGGCTTAAAGGATGAACTCTGGCTGTTATCTGAGGTGACCTATCTCAAAGACGACCACGGCACCGCCGCGCAAATGGTGCTGATGCCGCCTGAAGCCTTTACCGTTCAGCCTTATCAGTTTTATTCCAATCTTATGGAGATGAATCAGTGATGAGCGAATCAGGGCAGCTATCCCAACTATATCGCCAGATAAAAATGATACTCGGGATAGGACGGGTTACGGCCAGCAATGATGGTGGCACCGTTCAAACCGTTCAATACCAAACCCCACTTGAAGTCCGTGATGATACGCCGAGATTGGCCGAATTCGGCTTTTCGTCCGGGTTACCCGCCGGTACCGATGTGGTGATTGGCTTTCTGGGCGGCGACCGGTCAAGTGCAGTCATCATTGGTTCCAATCATCAGTCATCTCGTCATGTCGGGCTAAATTCGGGTGAAACGGTGATCTATTCGCAGTGGGGGCAATACGTCAAGTTAACCGAAGCAGGCATTATTATTGAAGCCAATAGCCAGCCGGTCACGGTTAATAATGCCACTGAGGTGACGGTTAACGCTGCGGTAAAAGTACGGCTAAATACGCCCTTGCTGGAGGTCAGCGGTGATATCGTCGATAACGCTGGCAGCAATAGCACCACACTGAAAACCCTGCGTGAAGCCTATAACGCCCACAATCATCAGCTTAAAAATGTGCAGGGCGGTAGCGCGACATTAACCAGTGAAGTGACGGGTAAGGTGGTGAAATGACAACAGATATCAAAACACTCTGGGAACCGGACAAATTGCTGGGCGACTGGCAAACCGGCGGCGGTGGGCTGCTGGGTGGAAATGATTTAGAGACTGCCATTCTGATCAGCCTGTTTACTGACCGGCTGGCCCGGACAGATGATGGTATCGATAGCGATGATCGGCGCGGGTGGTGGGCCGATACCGGAGCAGAATATGAGATAGGCTCCCGCCTATGGTTACTTCGTCGGGAAAAACTCACCACTAAAGTCGCGTTAAAGGCTGAAGACTATGCCAATGAAGCCTTGGCCTGGTTATTTGATGATGGAGTGGTGACGGCAATCAGCACCAATGCTCAGATAGTGTATCCCAACCGACTCAATCTCATTATCAACTATCAACAACCCGAAAAAGCGCAGGTTTCAGTTAAATTTTCATGGGTATGGGAGACCTAATACATGCCATTTAATCGCCCCACATTAAGCGAACTGCGCCAGCGCAACCTGTCTTATATTCAATCAGAACTCAAGACAGGCGGTAACTTATTACGCTTCTCCAATATCGGTGTGATCAGTGATGCTGATGCCGGAATGGCGCATTTACATTATGGCTATCTGGATTATATCGCGCTGCAATCCACGCCTTATAATGCCACCGATGAATATCTTGCTGCCTGGGCCGCGTTGAAAGATGTGTTTCGCAAGCCCGCCAACCCCGCGACCTGTCCTACCGTCGAATTTAGTGGCACTACAGGCCGTGTGATTGCCGCTGGGAGCCTGTTAAATCGGGCCGATGGTTATCAATATCGCCTCGATCATGAGGTCACGCTGGGCGCTGGCGGCACAGGCACTGGCTCAATCACGGCGGTTCTACCAAGCGTATTGGATGACACCACGGGCGGTGGTATTGCGGGGAATGCCGATGCAGGAACGTCGCTGACATTGGATGTGGCCATCGATGGCGTTCTGTCGGTGGCCACCGCCACAGTTAAGATTTCTGGCGGCGCTGATATTGAATCAGAAGATGCTTTTCGTTCTCGTATGCTGCTGGCTTATCAAAATACCCCCCAAGGCGGCAACGATACCGATTATCGCGGCTGGGCTTTGGCTGTGCCGGGTGTAACGCGTTGTTGGGTAAAGCGCCGCTTACAGGGGGTGGGCACGGTCGGTATTTATATCATGTGTGATGGCAATGATTCAGGTGGCTTTCCGGTCGGGACTGATGGCGTCTCTCAGCTTGAAGAATGGGGTGCGGTAAAAGCAACTGGCGATCAGGGGCGGGTTGCCGATCATATCTACCCCTTACAACCCATTATTGCCATCATCTACGTTTGTGCGCCGGTAGCGGCACCGGTGAACTTTGTGATTAGTGGTATTCATACTGCATCCAGCGAAACCACTACGGCAATCAATACAGCTATTGATGAGGTGTTTTTTACTGAGGGCGAGCCGGGCGGTAAAATTCTGCTGTCTTCACTGCTACTGGCCATCGGTGACGTTACTGGGACCAGCGGTTTCATTCTCGATTCTCCAACGACGAACATTCAGCTTGAAACCGGTCAATTACCTGTCCGGGGTACGGTGACCTACCTATGAGTCGATATTCTGTTAATGACTATACTGCTGCTCTTCAAGCGCTGATGCCGGGAGGCTTAGTTTGGCCGAAGATAACAGGCGGGGTTCAAACCAGCACGTTACGGGCGCTGGCAAGATCCTATCAACGCAGTGATGAAGATGCCCGTGATCTGCTCGATGCGGCTTTTCCCTTAACGGCTACCGCCATGCTTCCTGAATGGGAGGCGACGCTTGGGTTACCGGATTTATGCGCAATAGGTGAGATTGATAGCATTATCCAGCGTCAGCGGGCCGTAATATCCAAACTGTTTGGTATTGGTGGTCAGTCAGTGGCTTATTTTATTCGGGTTGCTGAGGCGCTGGGTTACACCATATCGATTACTCAATATCGACAGGCTTGTTCGGGGATGTCGGTTTGTGGTGATGCCATCAATGGTGAGGAATGGCCGTTTACCTGGCTGATCACCGCGCCAGAAACCACCATCAATTATGCCCAATGCGGTTTGACTTATTGCAGTGATCCACTGCGTTCGTGGGGAAACAAACAGCTTGAATGTCGGTTAACAGTATTAAATCCATCCCATACCATTCTTAAATTTGGCTACATCAGCTAGTTAATCACTCTCTATTCATTTTTAAGCGCCTTAACTGGCGAGGGTTTCTTATGCAAAAAATTGGCGATATACCGAATACGCGTGCTGACAGTAATGGCGAATTTACCGACGGCAATGTTGCTGGTGGCGTACCACCAACGATATTGCCAGCAGAGTGGTTTAATACCATTCAGCGTGAATTAATCAATTTATTAGCAGCAGCTAATATTGAGCCAGACAGCGATGATTTTAATCAGGTGGCGACCGCAGTTTCAAAATTAATTACTGATGGTGGTTTTTTAAAGACTGTTAATAACTTATCTGAAATTAAAACTGCAGGGGCGGCAGCAGTTACTGCCACTCTCGCAAACCTTAGTTTGGGTGACGTTGCACATTTGCCACAATTAACCGGTGTGGTGGGAACATCGCGTAATGCGAAAATGAGCGTTACTGCTGCATCATCAACAGCAACATTCACGGCAGATGAACTGATTGTGCAAACTGCTTTGGGTGGGCTTCAGTACAAACTATCGAGCTTCAGCAAAACCATTAACCTTGCCACTACTGGCGCGGGTGGGATGGATACGGGTACTGTGCCAGCCAACGGCTTTGTTGCGTTATATGCGATTTATAACCCAACAACTCAGATATCAGCATTGCTTGCTGTGAATGCTTCATCAGTTGTTGCTCCGGAGGTGTACGGCGGCAGTAATATGCCTGCGGGTTATATGGCATCAGCGCTTGTTGCGGTGCTTCCTGTGACAACTTCACAATTTGGATTATTCGAGTTATCAGAAAGATTTGTGTCGATTATTGGAATACAAGCTCTTACTGGTAGCGGGACAGTTAGTTCTGTGTCAGCGTTATCACTTTCTGGTGTGCCTTTAAACACCAAATCTATTGATTTGACAGGCTCTATCGGACTGATTGGCTCTGACTCTACGGGTATGTTTCAAGTAGCAGTAACATCAAACCTTGTGGGGAACAAAAATATATCTATTGGGGCATCAGGAACCGGAGGTGTGATAAGTGTAACGAGCTACATGAGGATTAATATAGCTGGGAACTCACGGCAAATTTATTGGAGAGTGTTTAATGGAAACATTTCCTATCTTTTAACTGTCATGGGATATGAGTTCTGATGGATAAAATGTATGCTAAATTAAATGAAGACGGGAAAATATCTATTTTGTATTTTTCTCCACAGAACGATGATACTTTGGTGGAGAACGACGCTTCATATGATATCTATAAGGATTTTTATGACACGATGCCAGAGTTCATTCGTATAAGCCTCCCCGTTCCAGTAACCAAGAAGTAAAGCAATAAAGTAATTGTCCATTCCATGGTAACAGCTTAGAATGATTTATGGTTGTTACTAATGGAATGTAATAATGAAATCAGCGATATTAATACCAACGTATATTAATCATTTTAAATTAAATGTTGGTTTTATTAAAAGTGTTGTGGATTTTAATGAATCCAATGGAATTCCAGATATATATTTTGCAACTAGCAGTAAAAATGAAAAACACGAGTTATCTTCATTGCTTAGTAATGAGTTCCCAGAACTATCAAACAAACTAACAGTTATTGATCTAGAGTCACTTACAGATAAATTCAGTGAGTATCTAAAAAAGGGAGAGTATGATGTTGATTCTACCTCATTTTATAAGGACGGGAGATACTCTCTAATTAACCTCAAGAAGATCGCTGGTGTCAGCGAGGTAATGTCACGTGGTTTTGAATATGTTGTGGTTTTAGATAGTGAAGTAATCCAATATAAAAAGTCAAATCTTAAAATGGTTATCGATGGCTTGGCAGCAAGGAATGAATATAGATTTAGTTTTGCAGCCTATCAACATCAATTAATTACAAAAATTCAGCATGACTCAATAAGAAGTATAACTGACAGTTATAATTGTAAAAATTTCTTCTCTCGCTCTTACGGATGGTTTGATAATATATGTGTTTATAAGAAAGAACCATTTATCAAATTCATTGAACACATGTCATCAGGGGCTTCTGAAGGTGAGGATAAGTTTTTATATATAGCAAATAAGTTTAGGGGTCTTTCTTTTGAATGGATATCATACAAGGCTTTCTCGTTATTCTTCTTAAAAGAAGACGTGGCAAAAATTAATCTAGATGACTTAGTGTTATCCGCTACGGGCAAGAACCCGTGGCCCACGCCGCAAACCGAAAATATTTATCAGTACATTACTAGTGACGAAGAGATTGATGCAAAACTAATATCACTAATCAATCCACCTTGGGTTCCATACACAGAAAACACTTACACCATAGGATTGCTAAATAAGTATCTCCCTGACAGTTGCTGCCTAATGTTTCACTTGGATAGAAAGCACCCTGGTGCTGATCCTGAAGCTAAGTTGGATGTTGTCGAAGTGGATGCTGTTCAAGAGCAGCCAGTATCTCTCGAACCGATTATCAAGAGAAGAAGCCTGATCAGCTCCGCAAAAAAAGTGATCCGCAAGTTTATATAG